CTTTCATGCCGTAGGACCATAGCAGTGCTCTTGACATAGTAACCGCCCAGCACGTCCCTACTGCTAAGTCGGTCTTGAACGTGGTGCAGGATCTGCTGGTCGCCAATGTAGATGGCTGCGTGGTTAGGCAGGCTGGAGCCAAGCTGCATCAGCAAGGCGTCACCGTATTGCAGCTCCTCAAACGGCACCTGATGAAAGCCTTCACGGTGGAAGTTGTCTAGGTACAGGTCTTCGCCACGCTCCCAGAACTTATCGCGGCGGCTGTAGTCCCTGAGCTGAAGGCCAAATTCCTTGCCGTACCAGTCCCGGCACATCGTGTAGCAATCCACTACGCCGAAAACAAACTCACGGCCCACATACGGCAACTCGTATGCCTCGGGCAGCGTCAGGCTGGAGCCGCCTGTTTTGGGATTGATGATGAACCACGGCAAGCCGGATTTTGCGCAGGCCACGCGATCCGCCTGGCTGGGATTGGGATTGCTTGATGGGTGGCTGTGGACGATGGCTACGATCTCGCCTTGATCTTCGACTGCTGCGTAATCCTCGCCACTGAGCACGAAATGCTCGTCGGGTGTATCGGCCAGGTTGGTACAGGGAAAATACCGCTTGCGCCCCTTGACCACAGCAACCAAACCGCAGCACTCGCGGGGATCCTCAGCTTGCGCGTGCTCCAGGATTGTTGCTTCCAGTGCTTTGCTGATGATCATTTGCTTAGACCGGCTCCCGGGAAACTGCCAAATGGCAATGTGTTTGGCGTGCGAAAAGTATATTCCGCATTAGAAGAAAAAGTGTAAGTTGCGGAACTTGGTGAAGCTGGCAAGAAATACAGGCTGACACCATTGGCATCATTCTCTAGATTGCCATAGCCATTTAAGTAAATAACACCGGAGTCTACGCCACCGATAGTTGTATCAATTCCATTGCTTCCAAATACCTGCATTCCGACCGACAAGCCTGTGGTATCAATGTCAATGCGTTGCCCAGTCAATACAGTGGTTTCGTATCCATCGTAATAATAAGTTTCAAAGGTTGGCACATAGGTTCCGCTTCTGGCGATTAAATACGGTCTATTGCTAAGAGTAATCGTTGTTCCAGAAATGCCAGTAACTGTTGTGCTGCTTGGCATGTAAGTTCCGGTTACAGTTTGACCTACGCTAATTCCAGTATTACTTGAAACAACCACGGAAGCTGCTGCTGTGGCCACTGTACCTGTCTTGGTACTTAATGTTGTCATTGTTGCTGCTTGGCTCAGCGTTAAAGTTGTAGCGTTAACTATGGCGCTAATTGTGGTACTGGCTGGAATGCCAAGGCCAGATACAGCTTGCCCTGCGTTGAAATTAAAATAGGGTGCAATGGTCATTGTCGTGCTTCCATTGGTCACGGAGCCAGCAAGCGTAAATGGCGTGAATCTTACGTTGCAACTGCTCAGTCTCTTGCCGCATACATCGTTGCCGCTAGATGCAACTTTATTATCGTTGATGTCGTAATAATCAGTTCCGGTATAACCACACTCGCCACCGCGATAAACCCATTGGCAAATGTTGGCAATAACCTGACGCCGGGGCAGCATCACGCCTACAAGGTCAAATTTGCTGGCCAACTCAAACTCAACAACAGCGCGGTTTTCGTTTGACTTGCGGTCTACATACCAAATCTCGTCTGGGAATTTGGCGTGGGGATCGGCACCGGCTGCACCATCCAAATACTTTTTAAGAGTGCGGATGCGAACCACCTTGGCGCCACCAAGGTCATTGCCTGCGGTGATTAGGTTGACCTGAAGCAGCAGTGCTGTGATGCTGCTGCCGATATTGCTGACAGCCAACTTGGGGCGCGGCAGGCTGCCGCTGCTGCTGTAGTCAAAGCCAGTGGCTTCAAGAGGCAGGCGCACATAAGACTGGCCGTTCCAGACCACGTTGCCGGTCACCGCAGCATTCACGCCGTTGTGGAAGTAGTAAATATCTGAACTGCCATGCAGCGTGGCGTCAAGGTGCAGCTGGAACAGCTCGATAATGGCATTCGGTTCCAGCACGCTGAGGTCTTCGTAGACCGCGCTGATCCCCGTCCAGGTGACCGTGCCATCAACCGTGGTGCCATCAATCAGCGTTGGCCATGCCGGTGCAGATGCACCAGAAGTGCCCGCTGTGGTGCATTTGAACACCAGGCCAAAGTCCTGCACCGTGGTGGCACGGACAATGGCACCAACGGCATAACTGGTAGTAGCGGCCCAGGCGGTGTAAGCCATTAAGGTTCAAACACCTGGCGAAATGTGACGCTGACCGTGCTGCGTTGAAAATCAAACAGTTGCCTGCTCCAGCTTTCGCAGACCCACTTATTGCCAGTGCCACCATCGGGGGCGTTCCAGTCGAATGCCTCCTGTCCCCCACGGGCATTAAGAAATGTTTCAATCTCGTCGGCTTCAGTGTCGGAGACGCTGTACTCCAGCTGCCACTCTTTGGGGTTTTGGTTTAGGCCGAAAACAGCACGCATCTCGTAGCCGTCGCCGTACTGGACCTTGGTCACTGTGGGCTGACTTGTCCTAGTAGCCGAGTACGTAGGGTTGTAGTAGGTAGGAAAAGTGGCCATTAGCGTCGGGTTCCAGCCAAGAGGCCACCTGGGCGTTGTTGTTTCACCAATTCTGCCTGAACTGCAGCCGAAACGGCAACTCCAAGTTGTTTGGCCTGTTGTTGATCGCCTTGGACGTTGGAATTGCCGCTGGCATCTACGTTGACTACAACGCTGGTGCTTCCTCCGCCGCCGAGGGCATCGTTGGGGATCACAGTGCCACTGCGGCCAGGCATGAACAGTTCAGGGCCCTTCTCACCGACGATGTAAGGCGTACCACCGGCCACAGGGCCGCCCATAGCTCGCCTTCCAAGATTGGCAAAGCTATTAGCAGGATTAAATGTGTCAAGACCCGTCTTGTTAATTGCTCCCATGTCAAAGCCAGATCCCGGAGCTTTTGCGCCACCTGGGAAAAGTGCGAGTATTGAATTAAGGATTGTCATTTGGATCCACTTAGCAATAATCTGCGCCGCCATATCTAGGAAGGCGTCAGCCACGCTCTGGAAGAAACTACCCAGGGCCTCCCGTGCAGTCATGGAGCCATCAATAATTCCTTTAAACGATGTGCTGAAGGCTGTGCCAATCGCATCAGCAGCTGTTACAAGCATATTTACGGGATCTGTAAGATCTGCAAGTTCTTTTTTAAGGTCACCAATACGACTTTCTAATCTTTCTTGGGGTGTTTGAACTTGCCCGGCTGCTGCCCCTCGTGCATCTTGTACAGCTCCAGGGGTTGCGTCCTGGAGTGATTTACGCAAATCCAAAATTTCTTGTAGTTTTGCACGTAATTTTTCTTGTGCAGGAGTAAGCTGACCAAGAACTTCAAGTTCTGCTAAGTATGCAACAGCTGCAGCATACGACTCGTTTGTATTTTGAAGTTTTGCGGGTAGTAGTTTTTCAAGCGCCCCATCAAGAGCTTTTGTTGTTTCAGTTATTTGGCGAGTAAGTTCAAATACACGAACTTCTCCTTCAATAATTTCGGGCTTTACACCTTCTAAAGCTAAACGATTGCGTATTTTACGCACTGTAATTTCATCGTTAATAGCTTTAGTTTGTGCTTCAAACTGTGTTACAGACTGAAGCACTGTCTGGGTAAGCGCCAGGGCAGCTTCTTCTGTATTTACTTTTTTGCGAGCTTGCGCAAGAGCATTAAATTGTTCGGTTAATTTTTTAGCTGCGTTAGTTTGGGCGTCAATACCAGTTGTAGAAGGTTGCGCCAAGGCCGGAGCAGCTGCCATACTAGGTAAGGGGCTTGGTTTAATATAACCTTGTGCAATTTGAGTTTTAGCAGTTTCTGTTTCCGTAACAACTTTACTAAAACCATCAATAATAGCTTGCCAAAATGCAAGTTGATCTTTGGTTACGTTTGACAAAGTTAAATTAGCTTTAGCAGTAGCAATTTCTGCTTGTGCTCCGGCTCTTATATTTGATAGTTCAATAGCAGCAGTTTGGATTGTTTGTTCGTAATTTTTACGGTTAAGTTCTGCATTTTGACGTGTAATTTGATTGTTAATGCGTTGAATTTTTACTTGGTTGTCGTAATTTGTGCGGGCAATAGCTTTAGCATTATCCATTTTAAAACGTTCATTATCTATGTCTAGCCGGATAAGATCCAGTTTTGCTTGCTCTTGAGCATTTGCAGCTTCACCGTTAATACGTTTTACTTCAATGCTGTACTTATCTAATGCAGCTGTGATCTCTGCGGTAAGCCCCGTACCACCACCCAGTGCAATCTGAGTGCGTGTTGCTTGGTTTTGAGCTTGTTGAACTTCGAGATTGCCTTTTTCTTTGATGAGATCCAGTTGCTTTTGCTGGTTTGCAATCCGCATATCTTGCGCCCGACGCTCATACTGCGCAGTCAAATCAGCCTGTTGGCGCTGAAGGGACAAAACAAGATCAAAATACTGTTCAACATTTTGACGTTTAGTATCCTGCTGGGCACGTTCTGCCTCAGCAAGAGTTACATACAACTCTTGATTCTTTTTAAGTACAGTTTCAATTTCAGCCTGACTAAGTTTTTGCCTAGGTTTTATAACTTTAGTTTGATACTCGGTATTTAACTGCTCTAATTGCGTAGAAATATTGCTAAAATCGCCAGTTGCTAAACCTTTTAGTACTCCAGGTATAACTACATTTGCTCGTTTGTTAAAAAATTCAGACTGTTTAGCTGCAGGTAAATTTTGCTGTGTTGCAGCTGCTTCTGTACCCACGGTAACAGGTTTTACGTATTTACTTACTTCCCTGAGGAATGCAGCAAGCGGACCTGCAATAAATGATTGTAGTTGTGCAGTAAGTGCGCCAAAAGAGCGTATTAGTTCTTGATTTGCGTCTTCTAACGCGGCAAAATTACGTAAACCTTCATTGCCTACAACGTTAGCTAATCTAGCCTGTATTGCCGCATTAGCTTCAAGAATACGCCCACTTTCAATAAGTTTTTGGATGTTATATTCTTGAGCTTTAGACGCAAAAATGTTAGCTTGCTTTAAAGTTTCAAAATTACCAGTTAGATTGCTAAGTGCGGCAGCAGTACTTTGTACACCAGTTACAAACTGATCAAACATCGTACCGATGGCGCTTGTAACCACGGACATCATTGGGTTGCCTGGAATCAGGCCGCCTGCTGCGCCACCCAGTACAGCACCAGGGCCGCCTCCGAATAGGAGTGGGAAACCCGCGCCAAGGGCTACATTCTCAACTGTTCTTTGACGTCCCTTTTTAGTTTCTTCTCTTCCCTGAAGACGCTTGTCAAAATCCTTTAGGGCTGCCATATTGGCTTTGTTTCTGGCCTTGAAAACAACGTCAATGCCGTCTAATTCAGCATCAATAGAACGCCGAATAGTATCCAGTCTTAAATCTTCGTATGCGGCTTCTTCTTTGACGCGCATGTTATATACTTCTTCTATTTGATCTAGCTCAATACCAAAAATATTTTGCGGTTTACCTTCCATGCGCCCTAGCGCTTGGTGGATCTGCACCAATTCGTTTAATTGTGTATTTACCAAGTCAATATCACTAGCAAACTTTTTGGCGTTGTGATCGGCAAGTTCAATTTGTTGTGCTGTTATGCCAAAAGGATTGCGAGCTCCGCTAGTTTCCATGCGCCCAAGAGCTTCTTGCACCTTATCCATTTCGGCATTAAATCGACGTAACTTGTCATCTGCTACGTCCAAACCGAGGACGCGTGTAAAATCTGTAGGTTGTTGTGAAATGCTGGCTATTGACTGCTCAACAGCGGCCATTTCATTACGATTAACGCGTGTATTTTCTTTACGACGTTGAATTACGTTGTAAGTATTAGTAGCACGATTTTCTACGGATTGAGGACGCAGACCTTGTGCTTCACGGGCTAGATCAGTAATAGCTTGTTGTTCTGCTCGCTGAACTTTAAGAACAGCAGCAAGTTGATTTGCAGCTGTAACAGCTTCTACTGTAGTAGAATGGTATTCACCTGCTTGATACGTAGCATCTTGAAGTTGCTTGTTTAGTTGATTTAATGTGGATCCTTCAATAAGATTTTCAAATGCTGCTTTTGTAGCATTAACTTCTGTTTTTAGCCCTGTAAGTTTTGAAACGGCATTGGCAATAGCTTGCGTTGCCTGATTTCCTACGGCAGTGTCAATAGCTGCTCCAAGTCCTACGGCTGCTGAACTTGCTTTTAGTATTTGCGGAGCAAAAGCCATAGCAGCAACTGCTGCTAAACCCATTGCATTAGGTACTTGACCTATTTGATTTAGGATGTCTCCAATAAGAGCTGGAGCACCACCTAAAGAAGAACTAAATGCTGCACCAGCTGCTTTAACTGCTCCTGTAAATGGTCCTAAATTTGATGACGCAGCAGAAATAGATGTGCCAAGCTGGCCTGCACCAAGTACTGCTCCCGCAAATAAACCCCTAGAAAATATATTTCTAACTTCAGTGCCAACATTTTGAGCTACATTTCCAATACCTTTAATTCCAGCTTCTACGGAACTTGTGTTTATAGTTCCGGCTGCTCGTGAAAGGTTGTTTAACTTGTCTTGTAGCTGCTTGAGCTGGGATTCAGCCTGTTTGGTATCGGCACTGACTCTTATCTTGGCGTCGTAATCAGCCATCGACCATGTAGCTTGCGTTCCAACAGTCTACGCAATAAAAAGCCGCCGTGGTTAGCGGCGGCGTTTTGCATCTTCCAGGGCCTTTTCCTGGTCCTCATTGAGGATGCAGAAGTAGGCGCTCCAGCCGAGCAGTTCCTCGGCTGTCATGGTGGACCGGACTTCGGAGAGAGTTAGGCCCAGCTCCTTGGCAACGCCAAATTGGAGCATGAGCCAGCTGTCTCTACGGAGTTCGGCGCTTAGGCTTTTGGGTCGATGGGCTCGGAGTCATCGGTCAGGATTGCCAACATCAGTGACTGGAGATCCTTGTCCTTGACTTCGTTCTTCAAGACGTCGATTTCGCCAGTGCTGAACAGCTTGGTGCCGTTTTCGTCGCAGGCTTTCTGGATCAGAAGCTGGAGGGCGAAGGCGTTGGCGTCATCAGACTTGGCGTTTTTCTGGGCGCGTTCACGCTCAGCCATCGTCAAGGGTGCCACCCACATTTCAAAGTGGCTGCCATCGCTCAGCTCCACCAGCTTTTTGCTGGGTTCGAGGTTGGCGGCTTTGCGCAGGCGGTCGATGGCGCGGGTTGGAATTGAGGCGGGCATACACGTGTCGGGTGTGTTGTTTTACTGTAGCGCAGTAGTCATAAAAAAGCCCCAGCGGTGAGGCTGGGGCTCAGTTCCCGACTGTCTGATTATCAGGCAGTGGTCAGGAAGTCGAAGGTAGGAGTAGAAGCAGGGCGGAAGCTGATCGAGACGGTTTGGGCGTTGTCAGGATCAATCGTCATCGAGGCGTTGGTCAGGATGGCGTCCATCGCAATCGAGCGGCTCTTGGTTTCGTCCACCGTGCCGCTGCTGATGATGCGGTTGGTGTACAGCTTGAAGGCTGCACCACCCTGTTGGCGCTGGAGCACGTCCTCGATCATGCGGTTAGCAAAAGCGAAGTCGTCATCCGCCATGTACACCGTGCAAGAGCCGGTGCCATCACCGAAACCGGCAACGTAGTTTTTGAAAGGGACGTACTGACCAGGGGTTTGACCGATGGTGGTGACGTCGATTTCGGCCCGGGTGATGTCAAAGGTCCAGTCGCGGACTTGGCCCACGACAGCAAAATCCGAGTAGTAAGCCTCGAATTTGTTGGGGCTAACAGCTGTACCTTGGGTGGTGATCGTGATCACGGAACCGCCGAGGGTGGCGGAAACAGTCAGAGCGCCAGTGGAAGCGGTGTAGCCGACGACGTAGTAGACCGTGCCAGCGGTGATGCCAGAGGGCAGAGTACCAGTAGCGGTGCCGCCAGCTTGGTTGACGACGCGGAATTTGACGGGATCGCCGACTTTGAAGTTGAAGTAGGAGCCGACGCTCAAGACGCCAGTGGCAGTGGTGACGTCAGTAGGAGCAAAGCTGGCGGTGGTGCCAGCGGGCTTGTAGTAGAGGGCGCCGGACGTGCCGGTCAGAACAGTAGTGGCCATGGGAATGTTCCTAACAGGATGAGCAGTGGGGCGGGCACTGCCCGGCTTCTAATAGGTTAGCGCGTATCTAACCTAAGTTAAAACCGTGGCAGTGAAGGATGTATCCATCCGGCCCATGAACAGGGGTGCATCTTCTGTTGCTGAAAATGTAGGACCATTTAAGGATCCAACGCGGAAAAATACCCCCAGTGTACTTTTACCTGTGTTATTCAGCGTCTCCAGTACATTGACGGCTGTGGTTAGTAGGGTCTGGTTGCGGGCTGGGCCTTTGCCTTTTTCAGTAAAAATGCGGATGATGATTGCGCCACGGGCATTGTCCACGCTACTGGTGAGCGTGGGATCGTTGGTCAGACCGAAAGTTACGTTGACGCGAACGTACTCGGTAGTGGTATTTGGTGGTGCAGCTGTGATGTTGTCAAAATAAACAGGTACCGCAGGTACCAAGGAACCAAAGGCCGTCAGTAGCGGATTTTCGACTGCAGCGCGGATGGCTTGGTAGTTCATGCAAAACCTTCACCAGGGGCTGTAGTAGATCCTTTTGGACCTTCTCTAAAACCTATTTTGACACCGTTACCGAGACTGCGTTGCAGCATTCCGCCTTGGATATACGTGACGTACCAGTCTTTTGGAGCTGTACTGAAAGCACTACTGTCGCCCGAAGTAACGTTATATCTGTAACTGCCTGTACGAGAACCTCGGCCGCGTCCACCAGCCACAGGTGTTTTTATGGGATCTTCTTCCTGACCAATAAAAAATCCTGGTTCTAGATCTAAAGCCTGCGGAGCATAGTCAGTACCATTCACAATTTCGTAGTAAACGTTGGATTTGAATCGTGCAATGGGAACATTACGCATGTCGTATTTATAGAGTCTGCCTCCTGTTGATCGCGGACCTCCGGGTGCTTGGCCGGGTAACACTGCGTACCAAGCAGACGAGAATTGACCACTGTAGCCGGGGCCTGCTGTAACAAGGTCGTTCATCATCTCCACTGCTGCGTGACGCGCAGAGTTTGTGACGATGGCTTTCATGTCACCCAGTAATTTTGAAAAAGGTCTTCCCATTACTGGGGCCTCGCAATGACGGTGTGAAGAATTGGACTCTCACCGCGATAGCTTGTAACGGTGATGATCTTGGCCTCACGGGTTACGCCATCTTGCAGATACTGGATTCGATCCATTTCACTTGGGTAATAACTGCCGAGTTCTTCGGTGCCCATGATCACCTTGATGTCGGTGGCTTGATACAAACCTTCATATTCGCGGGGATTTACGCGACTTATTACCGCTTTTAGTGACACGTTCGTATCTGTGCCAGTAATTGCTCCAGTTGTCGGATTGTACGAACGGACAGGGTTGGTTTTGATGTAGGTGATGGTGTGGCCCCACTTGGCCAGGATGGGGGCGGGAATGCCAGCAAAAGTGGAGTCAATTTGGGACATATCAGCCTCTCACTAGTGCAACTTGGTAGTTACCGGAGCCGCCTTGGCAGTAGGGGCCGAGATATGCCTGGAGCCAAGGGTAGACGTCGAAGACGTTGTTGATCGTGCCAGCGGATTGGCTGCTTTTGTTGTACTTGACTTTGAGGTCGCCCAGTTCGACTTCTTCGTAGAGGCCCGTGCCAGTGGAGTTGATGATGGCGCTGGTGTCGTTGGCTAAGGCCCGTGCCAGCTCGTAGGTGGCGTTTTTGATGGGCAGAGGGATCAATGTGCAGGCGAGGTCCACGCCGTCCACTGTGAACTCTTCACGGGGCCACTTCAGGGCTTGGGTGGTGCTGCAGCGGTCGCCGTAGTAGGTCAGGCCGTCCAGCCAGCCGGTGGCTGAGATTAGGGCGCGGTTCTTTTGGTCGTCAGTTTTGCTGGTCCAGGTGCTGGAATCGGGCACCGTCTCGAAGTACGTGTTGGCTTGGGCCAGCGTCACGTAGCTGTTGGCCGAAGCTCCGCTGAGAGTGGCATCGATGACTGCGGCCACGGCCTATACACATTACTTTTCTTAAGTGTAGCGCTGAACTCTGCGTGGTCTGCGGCGCTTGGGCGGTTCCAGCAAACTGGCGTGGTACACCTCGACGCCCTGCATCTCAAATTCGGCGGACGCTTCCAGGTGTTCGCCGTATGGGATGTCTACATGCCAGCGTTTGTTATCCTGTAACAGAAAGAACCGCACCAGTTTCATGCCTGTCAAAAAAATTGTTCCAGAAGTCATCGTAGAAGAGCCTAAATCCACGGCTCTTGACTTTTCGGTGGTGCGTAACTGGTCTGATGTGGCTGCTGAAATTCAGAAGCTGCGGGCAGAAGGGGTTAATGTTCCAGACATTGCTGAGCAGCTCAAGGTCAGCTACGTGCTGGTCAATCAGTGTGTGCTCCAGTCCTACAAGATGCTGATTGACTCCGTGCAGGTGTTTGAGCGGCAAGAGCAGAAGCGCCTGAATCCTGAAGGCTGATCGGTAGACAAAGAAAAAGGCCCCCACTGGGGGCCCATTTTTTGTGTCCGAAAACGATCAGGCGTAGACGGAAACGTCGAAGGGGGTGTTGACCAGCAGGCGGGTGATGGGG